AATTCTACCATTGATATCAATACTGTATTCGCCGCTATGTAGTCTTACTCCATCTAGTGTTACCCATAAATTATTAGCGTTTGTAGGAATTCTATCCATTGTATACTTGTTAAGCGCGGTGCCACTTAACGTGACTCCGTCAAAGTTGCCGCTATCAAAGCCGTTTTCATCATACCCAATGATTGTTGAAGTAGTCTCACTGCCTTCACCAATGAATACCTTTGTATGAACTCTAATAGGATCGTGATTATAGAATTGAGTTATGTAAAGTGTGTTACCAGTACTAAAACTTAATCCGCTGTCTAGTGTAATTAAATCGTTGTTGATAAAGTATTCATTAGCGTTTCTTACACCAATTATCAGAGAATCTCCTGCGGAATAAGCATCCAGTAGATTTACTTGATAATACAGCGTGCTATCAATATCTGTTTCAATTGAAACTGTATAGTCTTGAACAATGTTAAGATTTTCAATGGTATTGGTTGCTGCGCGAATAACACTAACTTGTATATCTCCAACACTTACATTAGTGGTATCTTCGCCGGCGGTAGTTGGTGTTCTATAAGCCAGTGTACTTCCATCCAAGGTATAATACTTTGCATTGCTGGGTTTAAGTCTGACTCCATTTAATTCAACAATTACATTGCTCTCAAAGCTCTTTGTAAATGTTCTAAAATTATAATCTAGCTCATATTCATAAGTTCCAGCGGTTAGAGAAATTTCCATGGTCTCGCCGCGAGTAAATGCTGGCTTATCAGTGGCCCTATTGCTTATGTAAGCATGTATTACACTGCCATTTGGATTGGTTGTAGTAGTTGTAATGTTAACTCTATTATTTGCATTTGTGATCGTGTGATCAACGGGTACACCATCCCTCAAAACTAAACTTTGAGTATATCTGGTATAGTCTATGCCTAGTGTAAAACTCACCGAACTGCCATCACCTATGATAAGTTCTTCGTGTGTGATCTTTTCACCGGTGACGCCATAACCATATAGATAAATTAAAGTTCCTGCGGCAGGTGTTGATGCGAAACGCACTGTTCTGGTTTGATAATTAACAGTGAAATCATATTTCCTAGTGGATCCGTGATAAGCAACAATATAATCAACAAGTTCACGTCTTGTGGTATTGGCATAACTAAATGAGTTGGTTGTGCCGTCGGCAATGTATACTCTGCTTACTGTTTTAAAACTATTTCCATCGCCAGCAAAATCGTCGCTGGGATCGGTGTAGACTTCTATGTCAAGCGTGTCAAAAACTATGCCCGGCACAAATTCTTCTGGTGAGTGACTGTTATAAACGTCTACAAATTCGCCGCCGGCAACATTAATATCTTCGGGTCTTGTCCCTAGCGCAAGATCGCTAAATGTACTTTTTATTACAGAATCTAAAGCACTAGCACCAGCAAGAACAGTTAATCCATTGGTGTCAATTTCAAAGTCATCAAAACCTAGTGTGTCAAAATTTCCTTGATCGTAGCCAGGTTCTCTATCAAATCCAATACCGCTTACCTTATTAGCAAAATAATCTGTTCCCTTTTGTAACAGTTTTAGATCGTCGCCTATCATTCCCTGTGTTGGGTAATAATAGGCTGCGATTCTGTCAGCCGCGTTAGCAAAATCTTCATCGTTATAGGTTACAAGTGCAGTAGCACCACTAGCATCTTCTAGGCTAAATGTACTGTCACTTGTAAACCCACCTGACAGATCAACACGATAAACGTCTTGAATTCCTGTATTAGTATTATAATAAGCAATCAGTGTGTTATAACTATAACTGGTGTTTGGTTGCCAGTCCTGTATAGAGCTACTATAAGTAATTCTATCGAATTTAATAGTGGTATCAAATTCTCTTACCGCGTCATTGGCAATCCTTGGTAATAACACAAGCCCTGTACCGGAACCGCTGTAAGTTATTATTGGTGTTTGTGTATATCCGCTGCCCTTTTTAACAACGCTTACACTAATAATTTTTGTACCATTGGTAATTGCCGTAACTTCGGCACGCTGTCCGCCAGTAATATTTGGTTCGCTAACTGTAATTACTGGATTTTCTAAGAATCCAGATCCACCGTTGTAAATTTCTACGCTATCCAAATAATATGTATAGTTTTCACTCCATGGATTGTTAAGTCCTTGTGTTCTTATTATTTCGTCGCCAGCAAAGTCGCCGCTGGGTTTTCTAAAATAACCTTCTACTGAATCATAGAAACTATGTGTATCAAAGTCAGTTACATCACCCAAGTATTCGTCATTGCCTTTGTATCTAAGACTATATTCTCTTATGTAGGTATGATATGGTTTTACTTCATTGATATAATCTTCGATAAATGTGCTGTTATCGAGTTGATAATTTGGGTATTGATCTAGATTTCTTAGTTTATGTAATACACGAATAAAACCGGTTTTTATCGCCCAATCAGATACGCCCGAATCTAATTCGTGCAAACTATATTCAATCAATCTAAAGAATAATTTATTTTTGTTTAAAGCAAGATTACCTGTGAATATTTCGTCAAATATTGCATTTGCTATAATTCTCATTTCGTTGTGAGGAACTCTATCAAATCTTTCAAAATCAAATACAACAGAATCAAAGCCAATAAAGCTTGAATATGTTGTATTAGCAAAATCATAGATGCTAGATCTTATTTCAATGCTGCCATTCTCAATTGCAACTTCTCGCCAAGTTCCAATATTGGTATAAACGAACAAACTAAAGTTACCGTCGTCGTTAGTTCTAACTCGTGCAACATCTCCTGTAACAGCAGTCAGGGACAACAAATCAGGTTCGGTATCAACTGTAAACCTAGGAACAGTTGTATTGGAATAACCATCGGCATACCAATTAATATAATTCCAATATCTACCTGTATTGTACGCTTGAACTCTATACAAACTCCAAGTTCTATTGTCACTGCTGTCTACTTCTAATTCATAGATAGTCCAATCTCCGCCAACAGAACTATCACTTTCAACTAAAACTCTATAACCAGCTGATATAGTTCTAAGATTAATATAATCTCGGGTTGTAAGGTCAGGCACACTGCGATTCCATTCGCCACTGGTGGTCAGTGGGGCTGGCTCACTCGCAAATAGTCTACTTAGATTAAACTGCCTTGCTATCGGAACGGTTGTAAAAATGGCATTACAATAATCAACAAAAGTTTTTACTGCTAGTTGTCGATTTTTGAACATTGTTTGTCTTGGCCTGATGCTAACACCGTAGCGTTCACCCTCGCCGAGGGTTGGATCTGGAACAATATTGCCTATACTATTAGCACCTGCTAAACTGTCAATAATTTTATTTTTAATCTTGCTGGGCAATTCCTGTGTAGGATCATTTTCAGAAATTAAATCAAATTCACTGTGTAAAATGCCTTCGTTCTTGACCACGTCGTAATTAATGCTCAACACCGTATCTGTGCCGGACAAATCATCTATTAGATTGTTTAATACAAAGGTATGACTATTAATTACATTAACAAATTTTGTACCTGTTGCAATTGGATTTTCAATTAGTTGGCGCACGCTTTCAGTGCTTAACTGTCGACGTTCATCATTAGGGAATGTAGTTAATCCAGTTACCCAATAGTAATATCGTGTTTGGGTGGTATTTGTAACACTGTTATACTGTAGATTTACAACATAATTACTGTCGTCGGGATATCTGGGTGTTCCCGGTAATCCGCTGTCAACGTGCTGACTTGGTAACACAGTGCTTTCTGTCCATTCATAGATGTCAATGCTAGAACCTGGGAAAAATCTATTCCAGTTTTGGACTCGGTAATTGTCATCACCTTGTTCATATTCTAAAACTCTACATGTAGAAAGGTCCCACCATACTCTGCCTAGTTTTTCGTCGTTCCATCCACTTGTTTCGCTGTCAGTAACCGAATCTTTGTTGCTGCTGACATTATAGGTAGCAGGATCTAACGGGGTAATATAATCAAGTTCTTGCTGGGCAAGTCCGGGAAGCTTGTTTTTAAAGATATCAACTGTGTCAACAAAACTAATAATTTCCTTGTTCCTGTTATTGTATGTAACAATTCTATTAATAGCAGAAATATCCACCTTGTCTTCTTCTACACGATACTTTTCCCAAGTATATTCGTTATCAGAGTTTGTGAAATAGTAAAAACTACCCGCATTAGAAACCCATTCATCATCTGCTGGGCTACCTACAAACAATTTTCCTCTGTGTATAGCTGCGCTGGCACCAAATTGGTCAAGTTGATTGATTTTTGTACTCTGTAACTGTTGACCAAAAGCATACTTTGGAGGATTAGTAATGCTCATAGGAGTATCAATAGTTTCTGTGCTGTCAAGTAAATCGTAGAGATAAACCGCACCACTTTGTCTTACCTTATCAACAAATCTTGTGCTGTTGGCATCAAATGTTGTGGTAAATTCATTGTAAGTTCTGCTTAGGGTATCGGTGTCAATATCAAATCCTGTATCTAATGCTGCGCTGGCCCGGTCGCTAGCAACGATCAATCTCTGTTCTGCCGGATTGTTTATTGGAATATGTTTGTCAAAAGCAATGGTTCTACCAAAGTTTTCGTTGTCTGCGCCCAGCGGATGGTTCAATTTTTGTGTAAACTTAAAGGGTTTAACTTCTGCAAAATCTTTGAATGTGGATCCTGTTCCTGGGCGAACTTTTAAACGCTTGTTTGGAACTGCGGAGGTTGATGTAATCTTTAAGTTATTTCCAGATACCTGCGATGAAACCTGAATAATTTCTGATGAGTTAATATCATCAGACAGTTTTGTTGGATCATTGGTTGTATTTTTAGAAACAACAACTTCATAATCATTGATAAAGATGCTGTCAAATCTAACACTAAATGTTGAACTGTCCGTGCTCTGTGTTGTTACTTGGCCAAAACGAAGTCCTTCGTCAACAAATATAAAAGCACTGCCTGAATTAGGATTTAATTCATCCTCGCCAGGACTGCCAATAGCAACTATAGCACCATAAGCGTCAATGCCTACACTATAACCAAACAGTTCGCTGTCAGTAGGAGATTGCCCAGCAAAGTTTTGATCTATTTTTTGTATTTCAGCAAAATTACCTGTGTATACCCTGATATCACTGTTAGTAGCAGGAATATATCTAAAACTAATCGTATTTCCGCTAACTGTGTATCTATTGGCACTGCTATCGCTGTCAAATCCGCCAAACTCACCAGTTGCTAGACTTTGAACCGCGCCATCGACTTCAATATAGAAATGGTCTGGTAAAGTATTGCTGGTAGTAAATTCATAGGTACTACCGTTACCAGTGAATCTTTCTACAATATGATGGAACAAATAAGCTTCGCCGGCGTCAACAATCACTGTGCTATCTTCATCGGCTACATCTGCCGACGGACTACCAACGATTAGTGTTTCACCTTTACTATCTACGTCAATGCTAAATCCAAATTGGTCACCGGACATTACATCACTACCTGTAATTGTTGTTACCGGAACGTAATGGCTTTGTTTTCTAATAACAATGCTAAGACTTGCTGCTGGCGCAGTTGTAAAAGTAACTGTATTGCTAGACAACGTGTAGTCTTTGAAGGCTACATAAGATTTACCGTTACCATCTTCGAGGTATATGCTATAGATACTGCTTGGTGTAAATGTTAAATTAAAATTAACTGTTGATCCGTCGCCAACTATGGTTTCGCTGGTTTCATATTCACTGCTTACCTCAACTAGTGTATACATATAAACTTTATTAACCGTAGGTGTGCCAATAAACAAATGTCTATCATCCTTGCTGATTGCTAGACTGTGACCAAATTGATCATTGCCCACCGGAGACTGTAATCTAATTATTTGTTTAATAACGTTAACACCGCTGATATTTCTTTTGTATACGAATACATAACCTTTGCTGCTATCACTGCTTGGAGCGCCTACTGCTAGCCAATTCTGACCAATGATTGTACTTTTTCCATAAGCATCAACTTCGCTGCTTATCGTATCTCCGACTAGTGTTATACCTACATCATAACGATTGTTATCGACATTCCACACATACGGGTAAACTCTGCCGGTATCCTCTTCGGGCGCACCCGAAACCATAAGCAGTGCGTCATCGGCTACAGCCAAGCTTGTGCCATTGGCGGCATTGCCACCGGTCTCGATTGAAATATTGACGCTGTTATACTTCCATGGTGATTGTTTCCTATATGCTGCCCACTTACTGTTCTCATCATAGTCAACCCATGCAAGTTCGCCAACGGACCAGCCATATGGAGGCACAAATCCAGCAATGTCGCTCATATTAGTAAATCTTGAGCTCACTAATTTATAAATTGGCAATCTAAGATCAACACTATCATCAATTTCTTCGTCGGCGTCTAATAGAATTTCAAAGGTATTTGGTAATTTTACATTATTAACCTTATGAAAACCTCTTACTAGATCGTTGTTTGTTTTAATAATAACAATATCATTTTTAACAAGACCATGATTAAAGTTAGTGGTGCATGTAATGGTTCCTGCGCTTGATTGTTTTACACTTATAATTTCAGTGTTAATTTCTGTAACGCGATAGATATCCCAATCGAAATTATTTTTAGCCGTCCAAATTGTTGTTCCTCGACCAATAGTAGTAATTTGATTATTAAGTGTTTTAATATCATCTAAATCAAATAATGTCAATGTCACATCATCGAGCCTAGGATGTCCTGCTCCAATAATATCTTGCATAGGAACGTTGCTGGTTCTATTAAGTATAATATTTTTTTGGAAATTATTAGGAATTTTATAAAGATCTGCTTGCCTAAATGAATAATAATCTTGGTTAGCTGTATCTCCATTATCCAGCAATTGTAAAACGGTGGGATTTTCACGAACTCTGTCTTCATCGAGGACCATTTCAATAACTTGGTTACTGTCTATACTGCCAAACTCGCCGACCCTGAATCCCCATTCTTCGTAAACGTTAATTTCCTGATCTAGATTTGTAAGGTCTGCGTTAACAAGTTTATTAATAACATCCATGGTACCCTTGCTACGAATCATACCTTGATAGAATTTAACCTGACTAATATCATCCAGTCCAAGATTATCTAGATAATTTCTTTTCCTGAACCCAATCTGACCTTTAGCAGCAAGATCGGTAGCACTTTCTAAATTAATGTTATCTAAGTCATAGTATTCTGTGAAACTATTAGCTTTGTTAGCTAGGTTAGGAATTAACCCGGTTTGCATATTTTCTACCAGCAACCAATCATTGTAATCAAAAACTGTCTTGCCTGTATGATTTGTTTTTGCTGCGTAGACTTTATTATTAAAGCTTACTACAGTACCTTTTTTATAATCTGTGTTTTCTATCCATATATTAAATTTATTTTCGTTAATGAAGTAACCAGGAGCGTGCAGTGTTCCGTTCCAACCAGAGCTTTTTGTTCCAATAAATTTAAATCTACTTTGTCTATTTCCTAATTCAGGCTGATAGATAACGTCATTAAACACGGTAACATTATCAAACACCAGTACATGTTCAAATTGTATTGGATCAATACTTGCTGAATATATAAAACCTTTGTCCGTGTTAGATTCGATTGTAGTTTTGTTATCGATTCTTATTACATTGATATCAGCTGGTTTTATTGGCTGTCCACTGTTATTCAGAATATTTCTAGCTTTTGAGAAATCATCAATAGTAGTAAAAGCACGATCAACTGATAATTCTTTGCCAGCTGGACTTACAGCAAAAACACTGCCTATAGACCAATCTTGCTGTGTCCACAATAAAAATTCTTTAACGGCATTGTTGAAATCTAATAAATCTCCGTTTGAATTCTTTGACTCAAATATTAATCCTCTGTTAGTCAAGTATCTTTGATAAGCAATCAAAAAATCAACAAGTTGTTGTGTGCTACTTATAATTGTTCCATATGGAACACTAGCAATATAGTTGTGACTGTCATTGAACAATACAACTGATCTGTCGCCGACTGTAATGGTTTGTTTGTTATCACTTTTAATGCTAGGAATAATCTTAAAGAATGGATAGGTCGTATCAAATCCTCTAACCTCAAAACCTGCGGCACGTTTAATAATATTAACTCCGCTGTAAAAAACTCTTTCAAGCGGTATGCTTTTGTTTACAAATATATTGATATTTTCATCAGGTATAAACACTCCCCCACCTTGCAAGGAAGTTGGACTGGTTGAATCGATAGCAATTTTAAAATTTTTGAGATCAGTAAATCCACCAACCTGGTATATTAGTTTAGTGGTTAAATTTTGTATTTGTGTTTGTAAATCACTGATATCATAGTTTCTATACTTGTAATAATTTTCAAAGAATTGATTATATCCTTCAATTCTATTCACAGTATCGGAGTTAGCGGACACTGCCAAACCGTTAATTTTAAAATCAACCAACATTGGTCTATAACTTTTATTTTTTTGTAATACTTGATTAAATTCTCTGTTAAATGCTAGTAAATTTTTATCCCAGTTCAAGGTTAGATATTTTGCTGTACGCTTTATTGCAGCAATAATTTGAACAGCAAATGGCCATTCACTGCTACGGCGCCATGCAGTCTCAACAGGAGCATAATCCCCGATCTTCCATGGAAAATTTGTGTTAGTTTTAAATGCGCCGTTGATTAAAAACTGATCAGGGGCGAGTAGTTGTCCTTGCTCGTTAACCGGAACGTAATTTAATAGAGTTGGTCTTTTTCTCAGTGGATCTATAGTATAAGCTGCGTCACGGCCGGCCTCATTGTAGATCTTACCCAGTGATAAATCTTCCCAGAGCACGTAGTTACCACGAGTATAAGGCGCCTTACCATATCGTGTATCCCACCAAGTTGGCTTCTGATACAAGCCCAGCATTTCCCAGGGAGTTAAGTGGGGAGTTTCTGTATCATATAACCATTTGTAAATACCTCTCCAATATCCAGGAACTCTACTTCCGCGATCCGCTGTTATGGTTTGACCATAGTTCCAGGTAAAAGAATTATTAGGATCTGTAACCGTGTTATTGCTAAAGTTTAATCTATTTTTATATACCCATGTTGCAACATACGGGGCTATAATTTGATCTGTCAAAGCTAGATCTTCAATATCTGTTCTAAAATATCCCGGCAATACTTCGGCAATATCAAAGGTTAGAGGATCATATTGTGTTTTAATATTGTTGTAGACTCTTTTTTCAAATTCTAAAATAACTTCGTCCCTACGATCCTTATATGCGACCCAACGACTGCCGTCATGACCTAAAATTACTGGGGTATAAATTGGATATTCCTGATATTCGTCGGTGTTATTGGTAGCATGATACTGGCCGGTTGTAGGCATATAGAAGATTCTATCGCTGCCGGCAAATCTATGAGCATGAGATCTGCCACTAGCGTCTGCTGCGGCTGCGGCAGCACTTGTAGTATAAAGCGGATAAAACCATCCTGTTTGTCCTTGGGCACGTTGTTCATAACGACTATCACTGGTACCATATATCTTAAATGGTCCTGTACTTTCTGTTGTGCCAGTCTGATAAGTATCATCTAATGCAACAGCCGGATAAAACTTTGGATACAATCCTAGTTTAGTTGGAGTTGGTGGAACAAAGCTGCCGTTGGTATCTGTATATTCAGAAATTTCGATAACATCGTTAATTTCTAAATTTATACTATTACTAAGAGTAATAGCAGGCTCAACAGTATCAAACGTATAATCAAAACCTTCAACTAATAGTGTCTTTTTGTTGCTTTCTATAAGATAAACAAGAACACCTCTGCTGCTAATTTTTGTTAGGTCAAACTGTGTGTTAAATTCAAATCTACGATCAGTGGTCTGATCAAGTGTTATTGAGATTGTGGTTTTTTGACTTCCCCATGGTAGCATATCAGTGTAGTAAAATGGAAAATCACTGGTTTTAGCACCGGCCATGTACTGTAATATAGTATCTAAACTGTCGCTGGGATTTCTTATATCAATATCAAGATTATTAATATTATCAATTAATCTATTTTTAAATCTTGTGTATTCTTCCATTCCAAAACGCAGACTTTCAACGAAACTATTTTCTTTTCTTGTTAACAAGAAATGAGGAATTGCCGCGCCGGCGCTGTGTTGTAAAATTTTTCCAGGATACTTTTTATAATCTAGATCTCTTAGATTATTTGATCCTAGACTTTTTCCAGAGAACAAAGGATGTTCTCTGGTCATTGAAATGAAATGGTTACGAACCTGGCCAAGAGTAACTTCTTCAAAGTCTTTATTATTACTATTGTTTTCTAGATTTAAAGGCACTTCATAGAAACCAAGCGGATTTACATCATCACTGTAGACTTTAATGATAACAACATCCTTGGCCTTAAGAGCATCATAAAAACTAACATAATGCTTTTCATTGACATTAATTTTTGCGTAATCAGCGGATGTTTTATATTCACCGTTAACATAAACATGGAGATTAACAGCATTTGAATCTTGGGCGGGAGCAACGCCAATTTCAAAGACATAAAGTTCTTTGTCTACAACATGTCTTACCTGTTGGTACTGTCTGCTTTCAAATGCCACAGTTTCCCAGCCATTTAACAATGTTCTAGTTGATCCGCGGTGTTTATGTACATGTCCGCTGCGAACAATAACACTTACATTGCCTGCTGTCTCTTTGGTGTAACTAAACTTGTCTGTTACATAATTGTTTGTAAATAAAATGTCGCCAATATTACCAATGTTTTTATAGGACAATCCAAACTCTAAGATTGTGTCTGCATTTGCGTTATTATTCCGTTTATAACTGAAAAGTTTACAGCCCGCAAACGTGGTGCTTGGGTACTTTGTTGTATTACTAAAACTAACATGATCGGGATCAAATACATCAAATAAAGGAGCCTGATTGATTGATGTCTTATCCTGACCACTGTGCCATGAATTATCGTCTTCTTTGTAATAGAATATCTTTCCTTGATTAGTAGATCCAAGCTTGCTAACAAGAGTGTCTAAATCAGAAACTTCATCAATTTTAACAAGATTAATAATTGGATTAGTGTTTGTATTACTGTCCTGGTCTATAAAATCAATTCTGTAAATATTTTTCTTGATATCTGGATCTTTAGTAAAGCAGATAGTCATGCCGGGTGTTATATTAATGCCATCGGCAAAATATCCTATACTACCATTAACATTACTAAATGCATCTGTCTCTTCGGTATCAACGATGCTTACAGGATGCTTACTAGTAATACCTAAGTTAAATAACCTTAAACCTGCATCAAATTCAATGATAGGTCTTTTAGCACGCTGACTGTCATCAATAGAAATTATATAGTTGTTGTATTCAGCTGTGGCAGTTATGATATCCCTGTGAAACCATCTATTACTTCTAGACCATCCGTTTGAATCTACTGACGATCTATTAATTGTTATATAGTCTTGTTTAGTAGGACTGTTAAGTGTTTGTTCGTACCCACCAATATCATAAGGTTGGGTATCAAAGTTTTCAAGTTCTGACTCAGTATAAGTCTCTGGCGTGATTAGATCATCAACATCTACTAGGACGATACCTTTACCTACGCCTTCTACATAATACTGTTTATTTTTATAGCTTGCTGGGACTACACTGGTATCAAATTCAATCTTCAATCCATTGGAAAACACAACGCCATTGGGACTTGTATAGGTTATTTTGTTGAGAATTTCTTCGTTGATGTCAATTATACCAGAGCCATCAACATCAACAAGTACAATTTTTCCAAATCTATCAGTATCTTTAGCATCTTGATAAAAGAACTCAGATTGCAAAGCGGTTAACGGAGGAACTAATCTTAGATATCCTTCTGCGTCCTTGTAAAATTCTCTGCTTCCATATTCAATGCCCTGCTTTACCTTTACTTTGTGTCCAATGGCTATATTCTGAATAAAAATAAGTTTAATAGTTTCAACGCCAGACACTGTCTCTATATCTATTCTAAATACACCGTAGCGTTCAGCTAAACTTAGCGTGGTGACAGGATCGAAAGTACCAGAACTGCCTTCTACTTCGCCACTATCATAGGGATAGCCATCAAATAAATCACCCTGATTCCAATCGTCTTCATTTCTGCTGTCGTTAACAAGCACGAGATACTTGCCATCAATTTCAGTTAGACCGTCAATGCCGGTTTCATAGGAATCTAAGAACGCAGATAAAGATTGGTTATGTATTTCTCCATAGGTTAATTCAGAAACTAGGTCCACATCAAAGTCAACGGTCATTTCTGTAAATTGATTTTGATCATTGATTTTGGGAACACGCCAGATGATTGTGCCATCATCTTCACCGTTATTAATAACTCCAGCAATTTCTCTGGTGCTTAAATTTTGCTGTGACTGGCTGATCCCCGATAGTCCACGCTCTGTTTGTATCCAAAAAGGCACACCTGGCTGATTAATCTCAAATGTATATTCGCCGCCACGAGCAAGATATAGTGTAGGGTTAGGGGTTGCTGTTTCACTGTTAAACCTATACACAGGCTGTCCGGATTCTATAACATCAGAACGCTCATCATATAGACCCTCGTCGAATCCCACCGTATCAAATTCAATTTGATCGTAGGTAGTGCCTTCTCGGTATACTGTAAAGTTTTGTGTAGCATCAACTGCGCCAGCAAATACCTGTACACTGTCTGGACCACTGGGTAGCCAAAAGTATTCGCCATAGTTGATAAATTTGTCAAAATCAATGAAGCTGGCCCAGTTATAAAATTGTTGTTTATACAGTGGGTCTTGTTTTATGGAATTGCCGCGGTTATAATTTATGCTGTTTAGCGCATCCATTAATGAACTAACCGATTGAACCGTGCCTGCGGCGTCTTGATAAACAATGCCGGGTTCAACCTGATAGTTTTCTCTAAAGGCTGATACTTCTCTAACATATTCACCAACGGTTTTTGAATCAATACCGCGTCTACCAATATAGCCATTTATTCTACGTGATGCTTTTTCGCTGATCAGCTGATCAACCGTGGCATTTAAAAATTTTTGGTTTTTCCTGGTGCGGAAAAGTTCAGGAAGTAATTCTACGCTTTTACGTAATGCCATTAGTAATTATAACCTCCTGCTGATGTTAGTCTTAGTGTTGATCCATTACTAGCGTTGGTTGCTGTAGTAACTGTTGTACTTGTGCTATTACTACTTACACTTTCTATTAAACCAATGCCTGTGGTTGAATTAACAACATTACCGCTTGCTTGAAGTTGTGCGCTGGTAATAACATCAATTACTTCAATGTCGTTTACTGTAGTGGCACTGATAAAAATTTCATCTCTGCTGCTGGTTATCTGATATAAACTACCAAAGCTGCTAGAACTAATTTTAGGAACTATAATAATACTTAAAATGTCTGGCGACAATACTTGATGTAGATATGCGGCTAGTTCACTAAAATAGAATGTATCGCCAAAATCCCAGTTGGCCACAGAAAAATATTCATTGATTGCTTCAACAACTCTTGTTTTAATTTCATTGTCGCTGACTAAAGTAGCATTATTTTTAACTACTTTGAATGTAGCTTGTAATTCAGGATCTGCCTTATCGCCAAACAGTGGCCTGTAACTAACGCTGTTAAACACAATAGCATCACTTACGCTCTTACTTTTTTCTAAACTACCAAACGCATCACGCAATTCGTTGGTGCTTGGCTTAACAGGCTTAATGACAGTACCTGTGATATCAGTGATCCAGTTTCTGTAATCTGTGTCGTAGACCCTTGTTAACAAGTACAAATCAATAATGTTACTTGGGCTTGGATCAATTCTTCTTGTGTTTGGAGCATTGTGCGTATACTGGAAGAAAAGATTTGAACGGCCAACCTTTGTTAGATAATTTAGACTTTGTGTAAGTATTTTTTGATTGATACTATTAATACTTAGAGTATAAAAATTTCCCGTTGAACTGGCATAAAAAACCTGTCCACTACTATAGGTATCTTTGACCGCAGTAATATCTGCTAGTGTTGTGTAGCTTGATTCAACATCTGCGTTAGAGACTGGCTCATATCTTGTATATCCACTGTTGTCAAGATAGGTTTTGTAGAATACTACCTTAGCAGCAGTGTTAACACTGGGGTTAACTATAATATCAAAGATATCTGGGTCATCAATAACTCCGTCGCTGTCTTGGTCAGGGAAAGTAACTTTAATACGTTCAGTGAGAACGAATCCATCTGCTTCAATAACTGTATCGTCTATATTCATAATATAGTTTTGGCGAAGACTTTGATTACTGTCCGGTAGACTGTTGGTTTTTAGCATAACAACTTTATCTTTAATAGTTTTCCCTAGTCTAGGATCAAATATTTTTAGATCTTTATCAAAATAAAATCTTGTTTCTAGATAACTTTCAAAGATATATTCAAGTTGACGATATTTTACAGTATAGGTTTCGCCGTCGTTAGTAAACAAAAATAACCAACTATTGTCTAAGTTCCTAGCACTGGTGTCACCAGCATATTGTAAATTAAAGGTAGTAGCTTGATTTAAGTTTGGGCTTGCAATCACGGTCCATGCCTGTGAATCTATATCATATCTAATGCCAAATGTTTTATAGTTCCGAATATTGTCAATAATTGCTTGTCTTGTTGCGATGGCAAAGCTATCATTCCATGGAATAATAATTTCAGAAACTCGAGCTGTATTAGCTACTTTTTCTGTGAGGGTGATGGGGCCAATACCACTATCTAAATTTCCGCTGCCTTGATTAGTGCCATCGTCAACCACGTTACTAACACTAGCCCACAAATAGTCTCTGGTATTAAGACTGCCATTAGAATTTGATATTAAATTTCCGTTAATGTCAAATACATATCCACTGGGTGGTGTAAATTTTATTAAACTACCTTCTTTAACATATTTAAAATTACCACTTACATAATTGCCTACTTGTTGAGGATTATTGCTTGGAGTTTTAAAGTATCCAGTACATACACCTGTGCCAACAGTGGTTTGATTCCAGGTAAATGCGCCGGTACTTACATCAAATCTGCTATAATTGTCTAGGAAATAATGGTAAATTGCCTTAGCACCCATTATTCTTTCTATTCTTGTGCTCAGTACGTTACTGATATCACTTTCTGTTATAAATGTAAATGTAAAGTTTGGCAGAGAAGATTCTCTATAAAAGATCCCATCCTCGGCAAATATATTAGTGCTACTATACTTTCCGGTGGTGTCGCGAACATCTAAGTATCTACTTATACCACTGACCGTACGATTAACTGCCTTGCTTTTAATAATGTTATTAAAATTAGTAAATGGAAAGATCTGATAATCTTCGCCGGTGACCATGCGATCTTGCGTATAGTATTGTTGCTGTGCTCTTGCTTTAATGTCTAATAAATTTTCTTTGGCAATAGCATTGCTAACAGTCTGTTTGAGACTCATGTTTATTGTCAGTGATTCCACTTGATTTACATGGCTAAGATAAGGAATTGTTACACTAATGTTAGTAAAATCTGCAGGCGTAATTTTATAAGTAAATCCATTACCTGTTCTAAAATAAGCGCGGAAGCGACCATTGGGTATTGTGCTAAACACACCATCACCAAATACTAAACTAATTCTGTCATTGCTTCTACTCTGTACCGTGTAAAGAGTTTTTACATTTTGGCTGAGGCTGTTAAAAATAACGTTGTTTCCGGTTACAGCAGGAACTTTAGTCCACAGTGTTTTTTCTCTACCATCGCTGTCAAGTTCATACAACCATACGTCATTGTTTTCAACGTTTGCCACGTCAATTTCAACAACACGATTAGGCAAGGATTCATCAACCTCAAAATCCACGGTTTGTAAACTTCCCTGTTTAAAGTAAAAGAAAAATCCAGTATTAACGCTGTTAAATCCTCGAGCATCGTTCCTGTATATAAGATTCATGGTACTACCTGGCTGTGGCGGTACTTCATACAAATAATCTGTTCCACTGTAGGTTCCATTAACCAGTTCAAATCCAAATTCCTGTGTGCTAACTGGAGCAGTAAACCCATAAACCGGCACAGTATTTGGAATCAAACTAAGATTGTATTCGTTGATTTGTATTCCGCCCACCGTGGTTTTTAGTGCCGGATTACCAAATCTCTGTGTTTTTACAAGGCTGGCATTTATAACAGTGGTAAACTGTTCTAGGAAGTCTGGATTAGTTTCGTCGCCCCAGAATATTTCAGCGTTTTGTAGGTTATTTCCGTTACTGTCATATACAGGTTCTGTGGTAATAACACTGTCAATTTTTAAAAGTCCGCGAGCAATTTGATTACGCTTTGGATAGTAGTTAAGCATCCTGGCTAAACGTAGAATGCTGTCTCTACGTTCAGCGGTTTCTAAAAAGTTTTCCCTGGCAGCTAAATCAGCGCGGAAACTTAAACTTTGAGCAACATAAGCAATGATATCAATCAGCGCAATATATTCACTGCTTTCAATAAAATCATTGAAATCTTCAGGATAATAATTCTTTAAATAATCAACAATCGCTTTACGAATTGTTTGAAAATCGTAGCTTGTAAATTTTATTTCTTTGAATGCTTCATAGATTTTATCCCAATCTTGAACCGCAAACAAATTACTTGATCTAGTTACGTGTGCCATATTCTAATCCTACTTTTATTATTTATTTTACAAATAATCTACTAATATAATAGAATTAGCTTATGGTTCCGTCCTGGTTATTAAAGTTGAACAACAGTGTTTCACTCTGGTTATTTTGTACATAAGTCAAGTTTACTTCTGCTTGTATACCGTTGGAATACTCTGATACAATTAATCCTGCAAGCAATACCCGAGGATCGCTTTTAATAATCCTGGTTATTTCTTCTACCAGTAGATTTTTAATTTCAACAGTTAGTGGTTCCATTATGAGATCTTGTACGCTACTTCCAAAACCAGGATTTGACAATTTTTCCCCTTGTCTTATTCTAAAATGATTTAATATATCTCTTTTAATAAGACTGGTATTTGTTAATTTAGTTGGAGCAAACGTTCCTTCTAGCGTTGAAAATCCTCGATACATTGCCATTCTGTTATCCTACCAATTACTTTTTGCTGCTTCAGCGGTTAATAATTTATAGAACTTGTTAGAATATCCAAGTCCATCCTTTGTATTAACCTGCTTAACCGCAGCATCACCTAAATAAAACCACGTGATAAGTTCTTTTCTTGTATTTACTGCGTCAACTATCATTGTTGTTTGGGGATTCAGCGCCGTAATAATTTTACCTTCTCTAAATTCAACTGCCTGTTTAACGTTTCCCCCAAGAGCTTTGCCTACCATGACCATGCCAGCTACGACACTTGGAGAATCAGATGACTGAATAGCATTAGCGAGTTGAAGATCTTCGTACAAACTAAAAATTTCTGTTAATAAAATCTTGTCTTGGATAGCTTCAGCAAAGTAAAAATCGTCTAAATCCCTGATGCCGTCTTTGCCCCGCCAGCGACGTTGATTTTCAAGTTCTCCGTTGAAATAAGTTTCTGGATAAACATACCGCTGGCTTCTTAGTGTGTTTACGGTAAATCCATATTTGCCAATAACTTTAGTTGTGGGATCAATAAATCTGTAGGGATTGGTTAAAACGCTGGTTCCTAGCTTCTCGCTGATACCAGCGGCCAGAATTCTTATCATATCTTCAGTTAGTTGACCAATTGACAGTGTGTTCACTGACTGTTTCAAAACGCTGCCTGCGCTGATCTTGGTATTATTTGAAAAACTACTTGCCATTTGTTATCCTATTTTATGCTGCCGCGTTTTCAAACAATTCTTTTAATCCGTCACTGGGAGTAGAAACTGTTTGTTTTGGTTTAGCAGGAGTCACTGATCCACTGATTGGTAAGTTTTCTCTATCAATGGCGGCCGGCATGTTGTCATCAGCAAATTCATCATCTTCCTCGGTATTAGATGTGCTTTCACCAGATGCGCCAGAAATTAGAGCAGGAGCAGCATGCTCTTTAAAAGGTTCGTGTGTGGGCAATTTTCCTACCGTAGTTTTAGTCTTGCTGCTAGTTTCCCAGAATCTGGTTGTGGGGTTTAACACCGTGTCGTCTTTGTCAACCAGTGTAACAGCGGTTGGTTTACCAGCGTCACCTGCGCTGCCATTTAGAGAAATACAACCTGCTTGTAAATCTATGGCGCTGCCTTTCATCGTCACTTTATTGCCAGACATAGCAAAAACACTATCGGTTTTTTCCATGAGTCCTTTGCCACCGTAAATCATAGTCATGCCATCACTGTAAATGTTTGTGGCAGCTTTACCTTCAACATGAACACTTCCTTCACTGACCAGTTGTATCTGTTGCTTGGCATGCATTTTTATACTAGCATCGGCATGGAAATTAATATTTTTTGAACGCATATTAATACTGTTCTGACTGTACACATCAACAGAGCCGTCTGGGTCAATTTCGATCCAGGCTGTACCTTTACTGTTTGCAATATAAATCAAATCTTTGGTGTCATGTAAAAGAATTTGATGACCGCCAGCTGAACGAAGTCTTACTAAATTACTTTCACCATCTAGTGTACCATCATCCATTAAAAAGGTATGACCGTGTTTTCTAGCTACACGACCTTCAACGGCATTGGCCTGCTGAGAAGTTAAATCTTGACCTGCTTTCAACGCATCAACTATATCTTTGCGGTCTTTAATGTCAATACCTTTGTCGTCGACTTTTCTTCCTTTGGTTGTAATGCCAAAAATTTCACTGGGACTTTCGCGCATGTAATTACTGGTGCTAAGACCGCGGGTAGTGTCAAAATCCAATCCCTGGAATTTTAATATACCGTGGGTATTTGAATCAAATGCACGAATAGGTTTAGTGAAGTTTAAGCCAGGTTTCGCAGTGTCATTGACATTGTCATTGAATTCTAGAGCTGGTGCTAACTTTGTATTTCCGCGCAGTGTTCCGGGTGGTACGTCTAGGTTTGCGGAACTTCCGGATTCGGGTAACCCCTGCATCATATAAATGTCAGGCGCGCACGCAAACCAAAATCCATCCTGGTTTTTTCCTTCGGGGAAAAAACAAAGCACTGTCGAACCTACGTCGGGACATGGGTATACCATTCCTGCCGTGTTTTTTACATTGATAAAAGAGTTACCAGATCCTTGAGCATCAGATCTGCTATAAAAGGGTGTTGCATATTTTACTGTTCGCCACTGTGCTTTGTTTGTCGCTTCTGTGGCTTTGTCGGCAAAACTAGGAATAAAAACACTGAGATTGCCCATGTGAGCAGGATGACTGTTTACTTTAACAATGCCGAGAACAACACCCTTTTCCTCGCGAACACCACCAACGTCCTGTGTTTTATATTCGTCGTCGCCGCCTTTTCTTCCACTGCTAAATTCTCTTGCTCTTGGCATTTGTTATCCTAATGCTACATTTTCTTCGTTTTCTTGAGCCGCAGCATTTAATGCCGCTCTATTTTCATTTATAAATTCTGATAATAATAAATTATTTGTATCTGTTCTTTGCTGTGTTACTATCACAGGTTCTTCAGCCACAATAGCAGCTGGTTCTTCGTCGCCAATTCCTTCTTCATAGCTAAATCCATTGCTGTCTGCTATTGCTTGTAATCTATTAGCTTGTAAGCTTGTATTTAAAGAATCTGATAGTGTGCTTACTTTAGCTAAGCCTGATTGCAAGAATCCAGGTAATCCTTTAGCACCAGCTCCTAGTATATTCTGTAGTAACAAGCCTGTTAAATTTTGAACCTGTTGCTGTCGTTGTTGTTGTTGAACCAATTGTAAACTTTCTAAGCTTCTAGCTATCTTACCCTGTACAGGTTGCATTTTTTCTCTAACCGCTTTAAGAGTTTGCTTAAAAATGCCGCCACTAAAACTAGATTTGGTTTCTATAACTTTATAAACCCCATTAAATAGTGTACTTTTATATTTTCCTGTTGCTATTGGATCTAGTAACCCTGTTAGATCATCATAGCCGGTGGCTGTTCTTAGATTAACCTGTATGTAAGGTGGGGTCAGATCATAGTTTATTGTTCCATCTGGATAAAATGGCTCCGGCCATATGCTATTGTTTTCGTTACTTTGCGGTTGCCAAAAACTATCTCCCACAGGAATAAATGCCGGATCACCATGGATTTCTAAATCGGCTTGAATCATATCAGCACCATCGTGCAACAATGATGACATTAGATCCTTTCCGCGTTTTTGTGTTACTGTTTCGTCGTTGCTTACGCCTTGGTCCCCGGCCTGACTCCTAACAAAAGTCTGTGGCGACACGTTAGACTCATCCTTGTCTGCTTTGGGAATTCCTGTACCAAGTGTATTAACCTGATAATAAGCAGCGTCAAAGTCTAATTTAAAGTTTATTACCTCGGTATTTTCTCCGCTGAAAATATAATTATAAATCTTATGAACTCCATCACCTTTTGGTAAGGTTTTTATCGCCCATGGAAAATCACTGTAAAACATATTATATTCTTGAACTTTATATTCAATGTGCCACTTATATGATCCTGCTTTTTTATCCCATCCTAGATAATCTTTTATCTGGGGTATAATCTTAAACCATTTCACTGGTTTATTTTGTGCTTCTGTGTCATCAACACCTTTATTATTTTCATCAATTAAATTTTGTTCAACATAATCACTAGCAACAACCAAATAGGTAATCAACGAATTAATGTTGGTCCCTGCATTTACTTTAAAAAGATTTTTCGTTGGATCTACTAAACCTACTTTTTTACCCAATGGCCCGCCAATTGTTTTATACATTTTGTCGGTTTTTTGCGGAGTGTTTAGTGCATCAAATCTACTTGTAATAAGCTTTGCATTAGCAATTTGAGGATCAATTGAAAAACTATACTTGTTAGCAATTTCTGCCATGGATTGAACTGTTATAGTTTTTCCTTTGTCTTGTCTGTCCGATGGCTTTGTTTTAGCTTCTTCAAATTTATTTAACGCATCACCTAGACCTTTAGCTGGTTCACCAAGTATGGTTTTAGTCTTTTGCGTGCCACCTAAGGCTGACACATCTTTGGCCTCAAATTCATTTGCTGCCTCTGACTGGGTTAAATATTTTTCCTCTCTAACGCTTTGCGTAATACCGGACATGAACACTTCACCTACCGTGCCTGCGGTTAATTGTACGTTTATAGGAATTGTGCTGGTAATGCTTTTTAAAATGTCTTGATGGTAAGGAACCGCCGTGCACCTGTACAATGCACCGCTGGCTTCTATGCTGAATTTAATAGCAATAATTTTTATAGGTATGTATTTTGGCTTGATCGGGGAAACCTGTGAACCTAGATCATCGTATCCTTTAAATGAAATTTTTAACAGATAAGGAGTACTTATATAGTTCTGTCCAGCTTCTAGTCTTGTTGTTGCGGCATCCTTTAAACGTTCAAGCAAGGTAATACCATTTGTCTCACGAATATCAAAACTTATTTCTACTGCATTGGTGCTTGATGATTTTTTCCTGGGGCTACAAGCTATATTAGTCATCTGCAAATTATCAATAAGGAAATCCACGTCAAAAGGCCCGCGCAGATCAACAGTTGAGGTTGCAGTTTGAGACGTTTCTTCTTCGGCTACTTCGTCAACAGTTTCTGTTACTATTTTAGAGCTTGGACCAATACCACCACTTTGTACTACTACCAGACTCTGAGAAATTATCTTATCTATTCCTCCTTGAGGATCTTTCATTAGTTCAACATAGGTTCTTGGACTAATCATATACAAACTTAAATTGTAGGTGTGGCTAGCATACCCTGACAACTGGTTTGGTCTCGCATCAATTTTAACTTCTTTAACAACTGTGCCTGATGATTTTGCACCCGATCCTTCAGCCTTTTTAACAGAGCCATCAGCTGGTTTAACATTTTCTTTTGCAGTAGGTGGTGCTACATCATCGGGTGTGTTGTCGTCTGCAAACTCATCGTTACCAGGTTCAGGGTTGGGTGTTCTGTAATCGCCGCCATAGTCACCCTCACCAACAGCAGCGCCTTGTTCATCAACATCTTCGTTTCTGAGAATATCGTTGCTTTGACCACTGGAAGGTTTAACAGGGTTAGACGTTGAATATTCATCTCCATAAGCATTTTCACTATCTGCGCTGTAAGTATCTTCGTTGACTCTAGGCACCGGAGCAGCTTCTTTTTGGGATTGAGCAAGAATCTGTTCTTCATTTTTTACAGCATTCTTGCCTGTTTCAAAATAAGACCTGGCTGTGGTTCCGTTGGCATCTGTGGTGGTGGACTGACCATTGGCTAATTTTTTTGCTTGGCCGGGCCCTAGCAAGTGACTTGTTGCAAGGTAACCGGCAGCAGTTCCGGGATCGGTGTTTTCGTTAACAACGCCAATCCTCTTTAAAGTCTGGAAATTTCTTTGGGTATAGTTTTCAAACGTTCGATCCTGTAATTCTGGGTTCTGTAAAAAAGCCTGCTGGCCTCCTGGTATTGTCCAATTACTTGGATTGGACATAAAATCTTTTTGATTGAATCTTCCAGAAGCAATTGCCTGTTTATATGCTTCTGGTTTAATCATTCCAGTATCAACAAGTGCGGCTGCACCCATTTGATATGCTCCGGTATAGCCAATTGAATTTACTGCCTGATAGCCACCACTGCCTTGGCTCTCTCTTCGCTTAATTTCTGCTTTATAAGCTTCAAATTGTGATGCTGATAAACTACCTACAGCCATTTTATAATCCCAGTGAGCTGGTTAGTGTATCCTGCTTAGGAATGAAAATCTTTTTACCCGCTTTAAAATCCCAGATTGGGTCGTTGAATTCATTGGGATTCCTAATCATGAATACCCACCATAGATTGGCATTTTTATACAAGTCATATGCCAACAAATCTGGTCTGCGATGATAGGTTTGAGTTATTGTAAAAAGCACATCATCGGCATATGCTGGAAAGGTCCTAGGTTCGTAGACATCCAGATAGTCTCCGCGCATGGAAGTCAAAGAATACGGACTGTCAATAAGATATTCTACAGCCATTAGGGAAGACCTCCAACATTTTTAGCATCACCAATGAGTGCCCCACTTGAATATTCTTTAAATCCAAAGTTACTGTTTCTTGTTTTACTGATCACTGGCATCAAGTTAACCTGTATTTCAATTGAAGTGGGTACCCTTGTTTGATGAACTAACCCCGTGGGTTGTGAACTTCTCGGTGTTTGCATAGAAACTATCATGTAGTCTACATCAGTAGGAAGATTAAAATTACAACTAGTTATTACCACAGGAACACTGTTAAACATATAAGGACCGTGTGCGCTAAATCTCAGCACAGGAGGTGGCGTGCCTCGGTTAGGATCCAATCCATAAAACATTTTTGTTGCAGATTTAATAAAATGCATAACTGCTAGCAGGTATTGTCCTTCATAGGGTGTGTTTGCTGTGAACTTACCTCCACAGGTAATTTCTCCAACGGTGCTGTTGTTATAACTAGTATTAGGATAGTTACTGTGTGTTACCTGCGTACTATTGTAGTTTGCTGTGTAACTAACACCTATACTTGGTGTGTATGGCCAAACAATACCGTCAGTAGTACGCAGAGGAGACAATATAGCACTATTTGGATCTCTGTACAAAATAGCCGGACTGCTAGGACTCAGTGATAATCTAGCCCTGTCATCATTGTCGCTGCCAACAAATCTAGCAGTTCCAATTACCGATGTATCTACGGCGGCGCCGCCGGGGAATAGTGCAGAATTTAACAATCTACTTGCACTAGCACCTATATAGGACCTTGCTGCTTGTGCAACAACACCATCACCGGGAATTACTTTTTGTAATCCTTTGCCAATGGCTTGTTGGGTGGCGTTTTGCACTACATCGTTAATATTATTGCTGTTAAAGGTAGCCATAAATAGTTTTACACCCACTAAATTTATTGTTTTTAGTATTTATTGAGCGTAAAATATACGTATATAATAAATTAAGGATCGTTAATGAGAAAAAGAAAATATCTCAGCAATAAAGATTTATTGGAAGAAATCCGAATCTCAAAAAATTTATATTCAAGTTACATCGAAGAGGGCTACGCAAAATATGATTTAATTATTGCTAATATTGAGCGTATCAATGTTCGTACCATAGCAGAAGCAAAACGAAACCGCGCAGTCAGACTGGCGCGAGAGTCATACGAATCCGCCTACGAAGAAAATCCCAGTGCCGGTGTCAAATTAGGTGACTTTGCAGTCGACTGGAAAAAAATCCAAAAGACTGATGTGGTATTTAGGGTAATGACCTTTGATCACATACCTCTGCAACCTGGTCGCAAAAAAACAGTTAAAACAAAAGCAGACATGCACATACAATGTAACTTTCCTCCCTTCCAGCACTGGAAGTTTGATGAAAACGATAATCTAATATGTGTGGGTAAAAGCCACTGGCTTGGCGGCATGGAAAACGGACATTTCAGTAAGGTACACGGAAAGATGACCAACAATCTGGTTCGTATGTTTATGAAATTGGTTGAGAGATATGCTAGTCGTAGCAACTGGAGAGGTTATACGTATAACGATGAAATGCAGGGCAATGCTTTATTACAACTAAGTCAAATTGGGTTGCAGTTTGACGAAAGCAAGAGTCAGAATCCGTTTGCTTATTACACCGCCGCTATTACAAACAGTTTTACTCGGGTGCTTAACTTGGAGAAAAAAGGCCAAAGGATCAGGGATGATATTCTCGAAGCCAATGGTTTAAACCCAAGTTATACTCGACAGACAGAAAATGAAAACTATAAATTTACTCAAGCCAGCGAAGAGTAACGCATGGGAAATCTATTTAAACGAGCAATATTTTTCACCGATCTTCACCTAGGACTAAAAAGTAATTCAAAACAACACAACAACGATTGTTTGGATTTCATTGACTTTGTTGTGTCCACGGGCAAGGAAGAAAACTGTGATACCTGTGTATTCCTCGGAGACTGGCATAATAATCGCGCCAGCATCAACGTTAGCACGTTAAATTACAGTGTTGAAGCCATTGACCGATTAAGTGCAGCATTTAGTCAGATTGTTTTCATTCCAGGTAATCACGACGAACACTATCGAGATACCAGAGAAATGAGCAGTGTTATCTGGACTAAAAAATACAGCAATCTAAGGCTGATCAATGAAATAACAGTTGACGGGGATGTTTGTATTATGCCTTGGTTGGTCGGCGACGAACATAAACGTGTATCAAAAATAGACTGCAAATATATGTTTGGCCATTTGGAACTGCCCAACTTTTTAATGAATGCTATGGTCCAAATGCCAGACATAGGAGAACTGCGCCGCGAAGATCTTCACTGTGAACAGGTGTTTACCGGACATTTCCACAAGCGACAAACACATAAAAATATAACCTATATCGGCAATGCCTTTCCACACAACTACGCAGATGTCAACGACGATGATCGAGGTGTAATGATACTTGATTGGGGCGGAAAACCTGTTTATCATAGGTGGCCGCAAGCGCCCAAATATCGTAGATACAAGCTCAGTGAAATTTTAGCAAAGCCCGACGAGTTGTTTGATACTAACATGTATTGTCGTGTTGAACTGGATATCGATATTAGCTACGAAGAAGCAAATTTTATCAAGGAGCAGTTTATCCCAGAGTTTAATTTACGTGAGCTTAGTCTCATACCTCGAGCGGAGGTTGATGATCACGCACAGGATTTTGAGGGCGAAGTTAACTTTGAAAGTGTGGACAGTAT